GCTTTTTCCTCTGCAGTTTGGGGCAGAGATGTTGTTGCATTTACATCATCGGGGTTTGAGCCGATTAGTATTTCACTCATCTGAGTTCTCCATATTTTTTTGAAGGTCTTGTATGTATCTTCGTGTAGAAAGTAGACCTGATATCTTTCCACATATATTTTGGTATTCAGCATAGTCTTTGGCCATGCCAGCACCTAAATGTTCTTCTAAGTTTCTTACTTGTATATCTATTTCTCTTAAAATTACTTCGTATTCATTCATTTAGTTTCCTTGTTTGAAGGTTGTTGTTTTTGTTTTTCTTGCAAAGCCATTTGGGCTTTTGCTTTGCCAATATCAGAACCTAATCTAAATCCTTCCATTTTTTCTTTAGAAGCAATATTAGCTTTTTCTGCCTGAGCTTTAGCTGTGACTTGCATACCAGCAATTTCTTTCTGGGCTGCAATACGAGCTTCTTCAACACGTATTTGATCAGCTTTAGCTGCTGCTTCAATTTGCATTTTCTTCATCTTAATCTCTACTTCTTGAGCTTTAAGTTGAAGTTCTTTCATTTGCATTTGAATGACTGGATCTTGAGCTGCTTGTTGAGCATTGCGTGCTGCAACTTCAGTTTGATTTTGGTTAAGCAATTGTTGTGCTGCTGGAACTGCCATACGAGCAATATCAATTTCTTGCTCTGGTGATAATTTAGTTTGATCATCATCAGAATCAAGATCGTTATATGGAATATTGATACCCATAGTAAGTTCCATTTGACGTTTATACTCCATACCAATATGTTCTGTGATATGAGCTTGTAATGCTTGTGCAATCATAGGTGCTTGTGGGTTTTGACCAATCACTTCTCTTACTTTTGGATCGTTTAATAGTGCTAAATGGATCGCAATATGAGCTTGATGGTCTTGATACATAAAAGCTTTTAAAGGTTTGTTCTTCAAAGCGTTCATATTCTCTGTCACTGGGTCTAATGGCTTCTCATCTTCAGGTAACGGTACCAATTTTTCAGCATTTTTGATGCCTAATACGTCTAACATCTGACGATGTAGGTATGGTAGGTTGTAAAGTTGAGGCGCTGTTTGTGAAAGTTGTAAAACTGCTTGGTATTGCACCACTTTTTGTGACATGGTGGCTGCATTTGGGTCAGAAACAGGGATAATATTGATCATTTCATAGTCTGATCTACGAGCTTTACGTGTTCCTGTAGATGGTTCATATGAATAATCAGCTGGAGCGTAGCTTGCAATGATTTTTTTGAGTAATTTGAACTCATTTTTCATTGAAAAGTGCATACGAGCTTGAATTGCACTCATCACTTTGAGAGTTCTTTCTAAAATTGCAAGCGTTGTGCCTACTGGTGAGTTAGCAGACATGTCAGAAACCTTCAAATCACCAGCTGCTGCGAATCTTCTACCCTCTTCAATGATCTGATTGAGTAGTTGAATGAGTGTTTGTGATGGTTCTTTGTAAGGTAAAGGCATGATGTTGTCTTTCATCGTGCCAGAAGGTACGTCTACATCTCTAAATTCGCCTGGAGCAATCGGTGTATCATCACCTTTGACACGTAGGCCACGAGTTTTGAATCCACCTGGAAGGTTAGCTAATGATCCAGCGTCTACTAATTGACGTAATATGGATGTACCAGATTTAGCAAAACCTCCGATCAAGTGAATTAAACCAAAAGCATAGAATCCGAAACCTGGAATGTATGGGTAGTGAACAAAATGCTGACGTTTTTGATAAGTTTCATCATCTGGTTCCCAGTTACGTCTTACTGCTAAGACTGTCATACTGCCATATTCAATGGTTACAATGTAAGGAAGTTTAAGACCAGTCTTATTACCTTTGTCATCTTTATGTTCAAAGCCAGGAAGATCTAAATCAACCTGCATTTCAATAAGTTTATATCTTGAATCTGTAGTTGCACGGAAGCCTAACTTCTCTGCAATCTTCTTCTCAACTTCATCTAATGTATTTTGTGGTGCGCCTAATTCAACATCACGATAGAATCCATCAAGTTGTAATCTTAATAATTCATTTTCTGTTTTACGCATGACGTGAGATACACGCTCTGCAGTTTCTAGATTAGAAGCACCATAAGGTACAACTAAATCTTCTGAAGGTACATAGATAGATACTTGACGATCAAGGCCTGGATCTACATAAACCTTTTTAAATCCGTTACCAGATAATGCTGTTCCCCATAACATACGTTCATGTTCTGAACGATACTCAGTCATTTTTTCGGTCAACTCATAGTTCATGTCATCTACGACACGTTCCATCGCATCTTTTTTCTCTTGGGTTTCTTTACCAATGATCTCGCCCTTGACTGGACCAGCTGCTGGGAAAGTATCCATGATTGTTTCAGATTGGAATTTAGTGACCGCTTCAGCTAAGATGGGATGATAGACTCCACATGCACCATCCCATGGCTCTGATCGTTCTTCAATTTTTAGACCAAGTAATTCTAAACCATCGACATAAGTTTGAATCCAGTCTTTACGAGAGGCTACGTCTCCATCAAAGTCGCCAATTAAATCACCTGCTAAAAGCGCTAATTCGCCTTCTGTTAATTCTTCTGCTAAGTTTTTATTAAACTCTTCAGTGTCTTCAGCTTTTTCAATATCAATCTCTAATCCATCCATGCTAATCTTTACAGATTCTGGATCCTCAATTTCAATTTCTACTGGGGGAGCTTGATCAATAGATGCTAGACCTTGTGGTGCTTCGTATAATGCTTTGTCGATTGCCATAATTTTTCCTTAGTAATATGCTACTTTGCGTCTAAATTCTCTTGGTTCATCAGGTTCGTCTGTAGGAAGATTAACGAATCCTCCCTTTCTAAACCGAATAAGAGCTTGGGTTGAAGAGTCCACTAAGTCATCGTGGTCTGAATTTGGAAAAGCTGCCATCTCTTCTATGACTTCTTCGGCCCAACGTTTTCTTGGTGCCCACACCTTGCCAGATGCGAATAAATCTGTTACAGAGTTTAATCTGCTTATTTTATCGTTTCCACGGGTCGGTGTAAACTCTTGAACGGGTATTCCCATCCTTCTTAATTCAAAGACTAACGGGGCTCCAGAGGCCTTTGCTTCGATAATAAAGGCATCAGGTTGCCATTCTTGGTAGTATTCCAAAGCTCGTGCTTTAAGTTCTGGGAATTCCATCCGCTCTTTAAAAGCATCAAGAAGAATAATATGAGGGTCATTTTCATTCTCGTCTTTATAAAATACTCCCCATGTTGTGCATGCTGAATAGTCAGAACGCTCATTTTTAGTAAATGCGGTATCCCATGACTGAATAATAAACTGACAGTAAGGTGGGTTTTCATGTTCCCATTCTTGCCACCATTCACGCTTAACTAGCGCACCTTCTTCAGAAGTGGGGTCTTGTTGATACTGAGCTTGCCATTTACTTAACGGCAACTCTATTCTTAATTTGCTTAATTCATCAAATGACCAGAACTCAGGCCATAAAGGTTTTTCACTAGGGAGTATAGCTGGGAGTTCTATAATCTCCCATTCATCACCATCACGGTCCGTCATGGATTGTAGAATTCTTCCAGTCAGATCTCGTTTAGCCCAACGAGTCATAACCACTACAATAGACCCTCCTGGTTGTAAACGTTGACGTGGACCAGAGGTGTACCACTCAAATACTTTATCGTATACGGATGGGTCGCCTGCGGCTAACGCTGCTTCCTGTTCCGAATGCGGGTCATCAATGATGAGAAGATCAGCTCCTTTACCAGTGACAGTACCACCAACCCCAATAGCAAAATACTCACCATTAGCATTAGTACTCCAGCGACCAGCAGCTTTAGAGTCAGAACGAAGGGCCACGTTTGGGAATATTTTTCCATATACCTCAGAGTCTACCAGATTTCGCACCTTTCGTCCAAACCCAACTGCAAGTTCAGCTGTATTAGAACATTGGATAATCTTCTTGTTTGGAAACCTTCCTAAGAACCAAGCAGGTAGCATAAACGATGCAAACTCAGACTTTGTGTGTCGAGGAGGCATATTGATGATTAATCGTTTGATCTCACCATTAGCAATCTGTTCAAACTTCCTCGCCATTAAGACATGATGCCTACCATGAATAAATCCTGGCCACATGGTAGTGACAAACTTCATAAAGTCTTCTTGGCCTTCTTCCCGTAGAAGAGCATTGTCATATTCTCTGACTTGTTCTAATACCATCTGCTGTTCTTCAGGAGATAGTAGATTCATAAGCTCTACGACTTTATCACTCAAGATTACGCACCTTTAGTCCTGCAGGTCGGATTGACCTAGCCCTACCCTTCACCCCTTTGCATACCCCTATCTCGATTAAGATAGACATCTTACGGGCTACATTCCCCCTACCTCTTTCGCCCGTTAGACGCATAATATCGTCAATCGTGGGACCAAAGCCGTAGGTCTTCCAGAACTCGTCTACTATCAGAAAGATTTCTTTTTGTGCTGGGGTCATTTGTTCTTCTTAAATCCATCGTTATGTAAAATCTCTACGTACTTCTTAACCACCTCACCTGTGGACTTGTCTAGTTCGTATTCATACTCTTTTATTTTTTTATACTGCTCATCTGTAAGTTGGCCGTCATCAGGCTCATAATGAAGACCATCATTACCATTTTGTCCTACTATGTCTATTCTCTTCATACACCCTCCGTAATACTATAAACAGAAAAAGCAACTACGAGCCATGCTAAAACCAACCCAAACAAGATCCAATTTTCTTTCTGCCCCCCATCTTCTCGTAGATCAGTCCATATGGTGTAAAGACCATATAGACAAGCCATAAGGTAGATAAAGAACCATAGAGACCATGTAAGGTGAACATATACGCTAGATACATCTATACGCTCCATTTATATATCTCCCCCGTCTGTAGGGGACCCAGATTTAGCAAGGGGGGTGTTTCCTGTAGAAGGCGCTTCAAGCTCTTTCCAAAAATTATCTACCCCCTCCCCCTCTTCATTCTCAGAAGATAAGGGGGGTGTTTCGGTAAAAGTTGGTGATTGTTTGTCTGGAATAGTATGGCTTAGGGCATCCTCAATTTTGCCTGTAATTTGGGGGGTGGCGCTGGGTGGGGTTTCTGTATCCTGAAACGCTTCGGCCTCTGTATCATTTGAATGATATGCTTCCGCTTCTAAAGTTTCAGGGTTAGGATTGGCTAAACTTCCGCCTGTGATCTCATTGAGCAAGCTTTCCGCCTCTTGCTTCTTATCCATGCTTATATGTTTAGATGATCTAATAGCTTGAGCCAATGTATTTATGAGCTTGTCTTTAGCCTTAGCGCTTGTATCTGTTGTAATGACTTCTTTACGCTCAGAAAATAGGGCGACTTCTGTTATCTTGCCTAATAACTCAAGCGCTTTAATCTGTTGTGCGTGATTGACATCAGGATCAAGCGCCTTTTCTGTTAGCTTTTGTATAGTGAGCGCCCTTAAATGAGAGGGTAAAAGATATTTTTCCGCCTCTAATGATAGCTTTATGGCCTCAACTTGCATTGAGATTATAGGGTTTTTTGCGAGGGCTTGGCCTTCTTGGCTCTGTATCTTAGGGCTTGAGTGTGTGTTATAGGCTTGGCGATAGGCTTCGGCTTTATTTCCTGTCAATGCTAAGGCTTCCGCAAAGGCTTTTTGCTTCTTGGTCAATGTCTTAGGGCTTCCGAGTAGAAGCGTATCTATTGGCATAGCCTCAAGGCCTTCTTTGATCTGTTTACGGGTTAGTTTCATGTTTAATAGGTATATAATAGGAATGTATTTAAAAGTGTCATTATATAGCATTTTGTTATATGTTGCTATTCTTTCGGCTTCTATAAATCAATTTTGAGCCACGATCTCTTATTAGGTGATACTAACCTATTAACCAATTATGATACTTTCTTATGCTTTCACCCTATACGATATAAGGCTATAACGTTTAATAATCTTTGATCTAATATCTTTAAGGCTTAGAGAGGCCTTACATATCAATGAAAGGGGTTAAAAATGAATATTAATTATTCTTTAGCTAATGCAATTCATAGCATGGTAGTCAATGAGGCCTTAGTAGATAGCAATCTATTGCTAGATGATAATAACTATACAAGCCTTTTAACTGATCTAATCAATAAAGACTTTGAAAATGTAGATATTGAGGCTATCAAGGCTTCATTGTTTAACTATATTAATGACAATTATTAGAGAGGGTTTATCATGTATGAATTAATCAGGGCTTTACAATCTACGCTTCTAATGCTTTTAAGCCTCTATTGTTTAGAGTTTATAGGCTTTTTCGCTTCGCTTTTATGCTTTATCTTGGCGGGGGCTTATGTTTTCCTAGCGATCAGGGGGCAAGCATGAACGAACAGACGCTATTTAAAAAAGATTGGATTTTTAAGATGATAGACAAGGCGCATGATCAGGGGCTTGTTATAAGCCCTGATATTATTTCAAGCATTTACAATATCCCTGAAAAAGACGCTTTAGCGCTTATTAATGAATGGTTCGCTTCTAGGCTTGCTTCTTTGATCGTTGAGGCTTCAAAATGAATAATTATGCTTATTTAAGGGGCTATTATCAGATTTTAATCTATGATTGTAAATCTATCCGCTAGGCCTGAATGGGAACTCAGGAACATGAGAAAAGCGCTCAGGGCTTTAGGGGGCTTCCTCAATTCTGATGATGACAATCTAAGGCTTCAGGCTTGCGAAATTGTGCTAAAAATGAAACGACAACAAAAGGGGGCAAGAAATGACTAATTATTATTCAGAAAATTTAGCCGATTTTGGCTATCGTGAAAGACAATTAGCGGGCGATCTATTAAAGGCTAGATTACCTGATAATTTTTCTCATCATGGCGTTAGAGTAGCTATGAATGCTTCTAGCGGTTATGTCTTTTTAGTAAATGATGATTATCAGGTTGCTATGTTTAATGGCGATCAATTAGCAATACATCACACAACAAGCTATTCAGGTTTAGAGGGCTTCATTGATGAATTGCTAGCGGATTATAACCCTAATGAGATTAATTCAGATGACGCTGATTATATAGTAGAAAATGCCGAGATTGAAGGCGCAGAATTACCTAGCGCTTGGTATGCTTATGCTTTATTTAAGAAGCAAAAAGAAGCTATATGCGCCTAATTTAATCTTTAAGCGCCTTATCTTAGGGCGCTTAGGGGCTTAAATTAAGCCTATTTAATAGAGAGGGTTAAAAATGGATTATATAGATCAACAATTCAATAATATTTTTGAAAGTAAAGGCGAAACTTTAAGCCTGAAAATTCAGGCAGAGGGGGCGCATACAAATTGGCTCAGCATTACCGAGCATGAGGCGGAATTAATCAAAGACATTCTAAAATCATCAAAGGAGGCTTAAATTATGCGTTATGTCATACATGATAATGAAGGCGGGAATTTTGGCGCTTGGTCATACTATAACCCGCCAAATGAGGCAGAAATTATTGAGTATTTTAAAAGAATGAGTGATGATGAGGATTTGGGCGGTGATGAACCGATACCGCATGAGGCATTTTCTTTAGATATGATCTCTGATATGTGGAATGTAAAATTTATCCCTGTATCAGAGCATATTAAAATGCTTGAGGAGGATTTAGAGGATTTAGGTTGTAATTACATGACGGGAATGTATCAGAGTATTATTGATGAATTAAACATTATGAAAGGGGCTTTAAATGAATGACTATATTAAAAACAGAATAGAATTAGAAAATCACGCTATGAAAGAGGATTGCAAAGCAAGTGATTTAGATGAAAGCTATTCAGGCGCTTTATGGGATTGGGCGGGTGAAATAGCTAACTTGTCGCTTGATGAAACCTTAGCTGAGGAATTACAAGAACAAATATATTATGCGCTTCAAGAAACTTTTGAAACTCTATACAAAGGGGCTTAACATGAATGACATTATCGAAACAATAGAATATAAGGATTATGAAATACAATTATGCTATGACACTCTACCCGATAACCCACGAACTTCATGGGATAATTTAGGGTTTATGGCTTGCTTTCATAAGCGCTATGAATTAGGTGATGAGCATAATTTTTTAGAGCCTCAGGAACTCATAGATTGGATTGAAGCAAGCAAAGACACAATTTATTATTTGCCTATTTATATGTATGAACATGGCAATATCACAATATCCACGAAGCCTTTTTTCTGTCGTTTTGATAGCGGGCAAGTCGGATTTATCTATATCACAAAAGAAAATGCAAAAAAGAATGGTATCACGAAGCCTTATGAACTTTTAGAGCATGAGGTTAAGGTTTATGACTATTATTTAAAGGGTGATACTTATGGCGCTAGAATTTTTGATAAAAGAGGGGAATTGATAGAAAGTCAATTTGGCTATTTGGGTGATCTTGATGAGGCTATTAATGACGCTAAAGGTATGATTGATAGCTATCATTAGGCAATAGAAAACTTTACACAATTACTCCGCATGAGGCGGATTTTATGAAAGGGGAATATCATGGGTTTAGATATGTATTTATCAGCTAAGCGATACTTATGGAGTTTTAATGAGCATGACAAGGCTTTAGCAGATAAGATTGACGCAGAAATAGGATTGAATGGTTTAGGCCGAACTAAAGAAATATCAAGAGAGGCTATGTATTGGCGCAAGGCTAATGCTATTCATCATTGGTTTGTAATCAATGTGCAAGATGGCGAGGATAATTGCAAGGAATACTATGTATCAAGAAATCAATTACAGGAACTATTAGATACATTAAAGCGGGTAGATCAAGATCATTCATTGGCAGACGATATATTGCCGACATCAGAGGGATTTTTCTTTGGTGATACGGATTATCAAGAATGGTATTATCAGGATATTAAAGACACCATACCCGTGTTAGAGAATTTATTAAGTCAAGATTTAGAACAATGGGATTTTTATTATAAATCATCATGGTAAGGAGGAACTATGAAAACAGATCAAGAAAAGGCTAAGCAATTCTTTAAATACAATTATTACCAATGGGCTACGCCACGAACCTTAAAAGAGGCCATAAGATATTCTATGGTTAAGGCTTGGCGCAAGCAAAATTCAGATGTTAAACAGATAGAGGGGGCGGTATGAATAAGCATGAAGCAATTATTAGATTGGTTAAAGATTTTTGTATCAATGCCTCAAAAGACGCTGATGATGTATTGAATGATGGCGGGCTTACAGACGGAAGCGAGGGTATATATGAGGGTAGATATGAACTAGCTGAGAGTTTATTAGAGCAAATAAAAACATGGGAGGCGCAATATGAGTGATTATTATAGTGTTTATTGTGAAGAAGAATTACAGGGAATGGAAATTAATGCTTATTACTTAACACAAGAGAAAGCATTAAAAATGGCTATGGATTTACTCGATGAGGGTAATGAAGAAGTCGCTATTGTGAATATGTCAAAGCGTTTAAAGGAGGCAGTATGACACCGCAAGAGAGAAAAGAATACGAATTAGGTATTGCTGAGAAATGGAATAAAAAGGTTGCAGATTTTTTAATAGGTAAAACGATTAAATCAGTTAGATATATGACAGATAAAGAGATGGAGGATTTTATGTGGTATAAAAAGCCTGTCATTATAGACTTTACTGATGGTTCATGGATAATCCCGCAGAGTGATGACGAAGGCAATAATGGTGGCGCATTATATACCTCTGATGAAAAGCTAAGTATCATACCGACCATATGAAAATAACCCTGATAAGCATATTTATATGTTTATGTAGCGGTTGCGTGTCAGTAGCTACAAGCGTGGCTACTCAGGCGGGAGTGCAAATAGTAGGTGAGCAGTATTTAATAACACAAAAGAAACCTATTATTAGATGTAATGTAATCAATGTAATTCAAGGTAATAAGATGTGTAGAGTGTATAGGCAGTATAAGAAGTGATACCCGATAGCGCCTTATGGGTGCTATCTGATTATCATTTCGATAATCTTAACTAGAAAGGGTTAATTATGAAGAAGTTTTTGATTGAAGCAAGGGAAACTCATGTTTATAAAACAATGGTTGAGGGTGAAGATCGTGATGAGGCTTGTGAAAAGTTTTGGGAAATATACTCAGATTTAGAGCCTACTGATATCAGAGATGCAGATATAACATTTATAGGGGAAAGCCAACAATGAAAACATTTAGAGTAATAGTGCCTGAAAAGCGTGAAGAAATAGTAGATGTTGTTTATCAAATAGAAGCAGAGAGCAAGGAAGCAGTAGAAAAGCTATTTGAAGATGTTGATTTTTTTAATCATGCTCATTACATTGAAACTTTACCAAGTAATTGGGGTTTTGAAGTAGTGGATTATTACGAGGATAAAAGAGAGATAGAGGAAATAAAAAATGCCTAAATTTATGTTGAGAGAAACATTGTATCAATATTACATGATTGATGCTGATACAGAGGATAGTGCTATTGCTAGGCTTTATGATGGCGAGGGAAGCATTGATCCTATTAATGCTGAATATTTAGATAATATTTTGGTTAAGGAGGTTAAAAATGCCAATATTTAGAATAAGAGCAAGCGAACAAGTGTTTTACAAAGAAGATATTGAAGCAGAAACAAAAGAGGAAGCTATTGAGAAGTTTAATGACTTGAGGTTTGGTAATTTAGAGCCTTGCGATAGCGATAATTTTACGATAGATGATGTGGAGGAATAGTTATGACAAGAGAACAAAAAATAAACGATTTAATTAATCGTGATATGGATAACATTTTTGAAGATCATAGAGGGTTAGAACAATTCGTGGCTTATGTATTGAAGAATGGTCATGAAGGATATATAAAAATGACTGATGATGATATTGATGGTTTATATTCAGATATATTCGAGGAGGAAGATGATGAAAAAGAAATATAAAGTCACGGCAACAGAAGAAGTTTGGTATGAGAAGATTGTTGAAGCAGAAAATGAGGACGAGGCATACGAAGTATTTGCACAAACCCTAGATAACAGCGACATCGTGGAGGGACGAGGTTTTGAGGTGGACGATATTACGGAGGTAAAAGATGAAGACTAGAGAAGAGATGATACAAGAACTTATAGATGATGACATGAATGGCGTAGCTAGTATGTCAATGGGCGAGAATGACAATTTAATAAGAGATATGCTTTTAGAGGGTAGAAAAGGGTATAACAATTATACAGACGAAGAATTACAAGAAGAGTATAAGCGTTATTTAGATATGCAAAAAGATGAAGACGAGGAGGACGAAGATGATTAAGTATAGAGGTGATGTTGCATCAATCGATAATTTAGAAGACGCACTAGAGTTGTTTGCGAGGAATGAGATATGGGTAAGGGTAACCAACAAAGCAAAGACAGACCCATATGGGAAAGAATTGAGAAAAGCATTTTTTAAGGACAAAAAAGATGAATAAAGAACTTTCAGATAGCGACATAGATGAGATCATGTTTGCAATAGAGCAAGAAGTATATGACATGGGCAGAACTAGCTTATGTGAATGGGCTATCAAAGGTATGTCTAATTATTATCTTAATATGCCAAGAGATGAACTTATTGAGAGTGGGTGGATAACAAAGGAGGAAAATAATGAATAAGAGGGCTTTTGATATATATATGAATGTAATGAATGCTATGCAAGATGCTGATGAGATTGAGGGTGTTGAGGGTAATGAATACCTTGAACTCATGGTAGCGATCAGAGATGTAGCTATGAACCGCTTTAATAATTGTATTGAAACTATGGCCTTGAATAAAGAGGCTATGGATAATTCACAATAGGAGGGTATATGACATACTTAAAAGAAGAAGATGTAGATAGTTTTAAAGACTTTATAGCTAGTTATGTAGGCATAGAGTTATTTGGTGAAGATTTTACGCTTGATAAGGCAGAGGTAGATGAATACGAAACTCAAGCCTGTGTAGAAGATGATGGTAGAGAAGATTTATACACATCAATCGCTATTGATTTTGCGTTTATTAGTAATGGTTATGATGAGGATAGTTGGTGGTCTATGACTAGAGGTTGCACAAGGACTTTTTATGAAGAAGACTTTGATAAATTTTACAAGGGAGGGGATTAAAAATGACTAAATACGAGGTGAAACACTATACATTATGTGATGGTTGGATTAATACATGGACTACTTATGACGAGAATAATAATGAAGTCGCAGATGTTTATGATACTTATGAAGACGCACAAAAAGCGTTAGATTACTTTTTAGATCAAGAACACAAGGCATTTAAACGCAAGGAAATAGATAGTATGTATGAAGCAGATGAGTTTAGGATTGAAGAGGTAAAGGAGTAGCCCGTAAGGCTTATTTTAGCATACATTTATGACCATGTATGCTTTGAAAGCCTTGATAATACTGATACTCTGTGCGTTCCATAATAACAAGAGGACTATTTATGGTAGAACTAGAACTAGCAACAACCTGTCTTGCCTTAGTATTATTTGGTGAAGCGGGTAGCGATTTTGCTAATCAACAGGCGGTTTATAACGTTGTTATGAACAGAGCCAAAACGATTAGCCGAGTCTGTGATGTAGTTTACGAGCCAAAACAATTCGAATATATTTCCTTGCTACAACAAGGTAAGGCAAAAGAACCAAGCCATATTCAATTACTAACTTATAAGCTACAAGCGGTTAAATTTCTAACAAAACAAAAAGGATATACATACAATCCTGTGGGTCATTCTCAATTCTTTCATGATGCGAGAATACACCCAAGCAAGAATGTATTTAAAAAGCCTTTACTAGCACAAGTCAATAATCTTTACTTTTATTAGACTATAATAGGTAGTTTAGAACACTAAGCTACCTATCTCTATTAATTTTTTCTTGAGGGATTGAGAGGCCTTAAAAGTGCCTACTCGTTTATGAAAATCATTGAAATCTTCCCCGATTGTCTCGGAGAGCCAATAAGGCTTGCCTGTTTTCCTAGCGGTAGTCTCACCCACATGGGAATTATCGTTATCGGCAACGATCAACCCGTAGGGAAACTTCCCTGCTATCAACTTCATGTTAGATGCACTGAAGCAGACGTGGATAGAATACTTGATATTGTTGGCGATCATGGCCTCTCTGATGCTGAGGGCAGTCGCATAACCCTCGCAGAAAATAGGGAAGCCCTTTGCGTTCATGGTAAGCGTTGCCCCCTTAGTCGTTTGTCCATACAAGAACTTCTTGACCCCCTCGCTATTGATGAGCTGACAGCCCGTCAATCTTTTGTCGATCCGCATGGGTATAACTAATATGCGTTCATTATCTTTAGTCCATACATTACCTACTTCATTAGGAAATCCTTTTGATGCTAGGTATGGGTGGGTTTCTTGTTTACATTGGTGCAATATCCAACCCGCTTTATCACTCGCTTTCTTAGCTAGGCGTTCCCGCTCTTTATCCTCCTGAGCAGAACTGCGTTTTATTACCTCGATTGAGGCTGTTTTTTTATCATCAAACCAAATAGCTGGCTCTGACATAGTAGCCCAATTCTGAACGAAACCGAAGTGGCCTAGAAACTTATATGATCCATTCTTGCTTCTTGGGTGGTCTTCTGTTGGCGTTCTTACTTGTCTATGTGGTATAACACGATCTATGATAAGGCCATGTATCCTTGCGAAATCTTCGAACCTCATGCTACCTTCCTATCTTTTTTATTGGCTTTACTATAAGCAATCATTCTATGCTTAATCCAATTCATAGTAGCGATAGATGGGGTCTCGGTGCGATAGATTAAATCTCTAGGCCATACACCATACTTTTCTCGATACTTATGGCTTGCCCAATTAGGACTATAGTTTTTGTTCTTAGCTACATATAATAACTCAGAGAAGAATTGTTGTCTGTGTTTAACATCATCACGACCATTCATACCGAGCTCGTGCATTTCACCCGCTATTGATCCGAATTGTTTTCTCTTTCTTACATAACCACAAGCGTAACATTCTTCTGATCCGTGCTCCCATAATGCTGAACATGACGGACACTTGGCTTCTTTCTTTTCTCTTTCTGTTGGTTCTTTATGTGCGTGTTCTACTTTACTTTCATCTAAGTCTTGCACGCCCTCTTGGTAGACATCTTCCCAGTCGTTGCGGAAGCGTAGATAATTCCCTGAATGATCTAACCAGAGAGCGAACTCTTTATCTGCTGAGGGGCGCATCACCCTACCCATCTGCTGAATATGTGAGGATAGGGATTTACTGAATGGCCTAGCGGATACTCCGATCATTACATCAGGGACATCAAAGCCACGAGTTAAAATATCTGTAGCTATCAATCCATGAATGTCTGTATCGGGCTTGCTAAAATTCTCGATCACCTCCTTCTTGAATTCACTTGTTTCTTTATACGATATAGATACAAAGTTGTATCCTTTCTCGGCAAACTGCTTAACCAAGTCTTGACCATGTGCTACTCCAGCGCAGAAGACTATAGTCTTGCGTGGTCTGCCGAATACCTCATGGGTCTTTTTAATCCATTCTTGAACGATATCCCCTGTAATTCTCATGCCTCGTTCTGTGACTACATCAGGAGACCATTCGCCTGCAATCTTTTTTGCACCTTTCATATCTATCTCTTTAGCAATATAGACTTTGAGAGGGGCTAACCACTTACTCACAACCAATGATTGTGTGGTTGATCCGCATACAACATTAGTATAAATATTACCTAAGCCTTTAGTAAACGGAGTAGCGGTTAAGCCTATCACTTTTAACTTAGGGTTCTTTTGTATAAGATCGGTTATTTGTTTACGAGCAATATGACATTCATCAATAATCAAAACGTCCATTTTGGGAAAGTCTTGTCTACGCTCTAATGTTTGAGAAGAGCATATCTGAATGAGCTCTGATGTATTATATTTCCAATGGTCAGCTTGGTGAACGCCATGAAAGATATCATACTTATCTAGTCGTTGTGATGTTTGATCTACTAAGACTATACGATCTAAGATCATTGCTGATCTGTTGTTCTTTTTCCTTGTAGCTTCCATCAAGTAGATAGCTACCTCTGTCTTTCCAAATCCTGTAGGTGCATATAGTAGTTGAGCTCTATGACCTTCTTTAAATCCTTTACGCAATGCGTCAATGACACCTTTTTGGTGTTCTCTTAGTTCTAACATAATTATCCTTTTAACTTCCAGATTCCCTCTGGGGTGGGCTAAGCTTTGTGAAGCTTCTTATAATACGCAAGTTGTCTTAATAACTCTGCATTCCTATCTTGAAACATATCTCTACTTGCTATGGCACTTTGTTCACTCTTTTCTAAAACCAATACTTGTTTTCTCAGTTCAGTAATCTCGTGCAGTATGTAGTCCTTTTCAAATTCGGTTGCATTCCATTGTTGAGAGGCAATGATATCTTTTAATTGAGTGTTCTCATCATTCAACATATCTATCACATCAGATAGTTCTAATATCCTATGTTCTAAATCTGTGTATTGTGGTTTGTTGTCTCTCATTTATAATTCTATGCTACAAATTTACTTCAGTGAATAGGTATGTAGGAACATCATAAAAATATTCCCCTTGACTTACTGCTTTGTTAGGTATCTCAGCGACTGCTGAATCTTTAATCACTTGTACATCTATATACCAAGCTTTAGTCATACCTCTTGACACAACGAAATAAATAGTTTTCTTATTGTTGTTGAATAGTTTATCTTTTCGCTTGGGTATATGAATAGTTCTGAACGGACAATGATCCCAATCACGCATCTCAATCTCTGCGTAGCCAATAAGTTCTTTGTCTTTTTCTATGATGAGATCAACTGCATATTGATCAGGATTGTGCCACGCATTCATTCCCCATGTGGCTTTGATATATTTACTTACGGCCTCTCTTGCGGGAGGATCACAGGCATCATGGACTTTCTGATTGAACGGCTTTGTTCGCATAGTATTCCCTATTCCTGATCTCTCGTGGCATAGGTGTTGGGATATTGATATATCCTTCTGCTTCTAATTGTCTCAACCTACGCATGTTTGTAAAACAATGCTTTCTTATATCTGATCTTGTGGCGCTTGGGTTCTTTTCAATATAGTCAAGAATCTTTTGTGCCATTTTCATATCATCTAATTTTGTATACATTAAAACTTCTTACCTACTTC